GAGCTACTGCGAGTCGAACGTCGTCAAGTACGTCACCCGTCACCGCTTCAAGGGCGGCTCGCAGGACATCCTGAAGGCGATCCACAACCTGCAACTTCTGTTGAAGATGGAGTACCCGCAGGGATGAGGCCCGGCGTCACTGCAGCGGCAGCTACCCGCGCCAGGCGTAAGGCCATGCGCGAGCGATGGGAGAACCTGCTGGCGGCGCACCTGAAGCTCAAGGGGATCACCGGCTGGGAGCGCGAGCATCAGTTTGCCCAGCATATCGGCCGTCGCTGGCGGTTTGATTTCGCGTTTGAGGATCTTCACCTGGCCGTGGAGGTGGAGGGCGGTGAGTTCGTACAGGGCCGGCATCAGCGGCCAGCGGGATTCAGAGAGGACTGCGACAAGTACAACGCCGCGACCGAATCAGGCTGGCGGGTGTTGCGGTACGTGCCATCCCAGATCAGGACCGGTGAAGCGGCCAATCAGATTCAACGCATTGTCGACAACGCAACCAAACAGGAGTGATTCAGATGCTGCAGATAATCGGACGTGGCGTGCTGGGCGAGATCAAGAGCAAGCTGCGCATGATCGAAGATAGTGTCGAGCGGGTGTGTGAGATACCGCTCGACATCCAGGTCGAGGGGGCCATCGTGGTGGCCGAGATCATGGCTGCCCTGCATGTGGGCGAGCTGTTCGATGCGCTGTACTCCACCGATGGCAAGGTGCGGCTGACGTACTTCGGCCAGCAGTCGGTGGACTTCCCGGTCAAGAACATCAAGGCGGTGATAGGTCTCGGCTCATCGAGCAAGGATGAAGTGACGATTGCTGCAGCAGACCTGTCGAAGATCCGCTGGACGGTGGTGGATGGGTTCGGCCTGCACATCACCTGCAAGGTCTGCGCGGCGCTGTCACCGGATCAGTGGGTGAAGCTGTTCCGCCTGCAGCCCTACACCGGGCTGAGCGTGTCACTGACCGACAACCAGTCGGCACTGTCCCTGCAGGCTGCCTGATGTGGCCTTTGTTCCTGCTCGGCCCTGTACTTACCCTGGCTGTGGTGTACTGGTGCGCAAGACTGAGAGCACGTTCCCTCGATGCGCTGGCCATCCGTATGCACCACGACCAGAGCGTGGGATTGATACACGGTCCAATGCAGGCCAGCGTGGGTACGATGCCGACTGGCGACGCCTGCGCCTATGGCACCTTGCTCGGCATCCCATCTGCCAGATCAGGCGTAAGTGCAACGGGGCAGCAGCCACCGAAGTGGATCACATCATCCCGCTGGTCGACGGTGGGCAGAGGCTCGATGAGTGCAACCTGCAGTCGACATGCAGGGCATGTCATAGGAGCAAGACCGCTGCTGATCAGCGTCGGGCCAAGCGTCGAACGTAGGAGCCCGCCAGACGAGCGACACGCACACACCGGGCACAGGGCAGGGCAATCGCCACGGATGCAGCCTGCAATAAATGATGCAGCGTGGGCGTGCATATGAGGCAGGCGGGGGGCATAAACTTCTGCAGTGACGGCGTGACCGCAGCAGTTCCCCGCGCGCACGTGCTTCCAAAATTGGCAATTCTGGGGTTCTGCCATGAGAGGTAGGAAGCCGAAGCCCACGCAGATGCATAAAACTGACGGCACGTTGAACGTGACGAAGCACCGCGACCGTGACCAGGAGCTGCGCCTCGATGGCGATCTGCTCGATCCACCTGCAGGGCTGTCTCCGGCCCAGATCCAGCTCTGGCGAGAGGCGCTCAGCCAGGCTCCGCCCGGTCTGCTGAAGCTGCTCGACCGGTCGGTGTTCCTCACCTGGGTGCGCGCGGTAGATACCCAGAACGTTGCCCAGCACGTGATCAACACCGAGGGCATCCTCGCCGATTCGATGGCTGGTGGCGTGACTGAACACCCGGCGATCCGCACATTTCAGAAAATGTCGCTCCTGATTCTCAGGTGCGCGGAACAGTTGGGATTCTCGCCGGCCGCACGGCCGCGCATCCATGTCGCAAAGCCGACCGAAAAAGAAAACCCGTTCGCCGCGTTCGGTGGCCCGCAAAAAGCCAGCGCGCCGGTCAAGTCCGGCGGCGCGGTTCACTGATCCGCATGTAATCCGGGCCATGACCTACGCCTCGGAGGTGATCTCCGGGCGGATACCGGCCTGCAAGTGGGTCAGATTGGCGTGCCAACGCCAGGTCGACGACCTGGCACGCTGGGAAAAGCGCGGTCCTTTCGAGTTCTCCGAGTCCGTAGCCGGCGAATGGTGTCGGTTCATCGAGCTGCTTCCCCACATCAAGGGGCCGCTTTCGGGCGAAAACATCCGGCTGGAGCCGTGGCAGTGCTTCATTCTGACGGTGGCGTTCGGGTGGTTGCGTCGTGGAACGCATCATCGGCGGTTCCGTCGGGTGTATATCGAGGTGCCGCGCGGAAATGGGAAGTCCGCCATCAGCTCCGCCGTCGGCCTGAAGGCCGGCTTCGCAGACCATGAGGGCGGCGCCGAGGTCTACAGCGCAGCCGTGACCCGTGACCAGGCGCGCATCGTGTTCTCGGTGGCGCAGAACATGGCCCGGCGTCGGCCGGAGATGTGCACGGCGCTGGGCGTGGAGATACTGGCCCACGCCATCGCCCAGGCTTCGACGGCCTCGACCTTTCAGCCGGTAGCCAGCGAATCCAACGCGCTCGACGGGCTGAACGTGTACCTGGCCATCGTCGACGAGCTGCACGCGCACCGCACCCGCGAGGTCTATGACGCGCTCGAAACCGGCACCGGCAAGCGCCCGCAGTCACTGCTGTGGGTGATCACGACCGCTGGCTCGAATCGTGCCGGGATCTGCTACGAAACCCGCACGTATACCGCTCGCGTGCTCGATGGCGTGGTCAAGGATGACTCCGTGTTCGGGATCATCTACACGGTGGATGAGTCCGACGACTGGACGGCCGAATCCACGTGGCGGAAGGCCAACCCGAACTGGGGCGTGTCGGTCATGCCCGAGGTGGTGGCCCAGCTCTGCGCGAAAGCGATGGAACTGCCGGCTGCTCAGGCCAACTTCCAGACCAAGCACCTGAACATCTGGGTGAACGCCGATTCGGCCTGGATGAACATGCAGAAGTTCCGCGCGTGTGTGGATCCTGAGCTTAGCCTCGACGACTTCGGTGGTTGCAGGTGCTGGATCGGGCTGGATCTGGCATCGAAGACGGATATTGCCGCCAGATTCCTGCTTTTCGAGCGCGAAATCGACGGCCAGAAGCACTACTACGGCTTTCTGCGCAGCTTTTTGCCCGAATCAGCGGTGCAAGAGTCGCGGAATTCGCAGTATTCCGGCTGGGAAATAGAGGGTCGAATCACCACCACGCCCGGTTTCGTGCTCGATTTCAGCGTGATCGAGGCCGATCTTATCGACTGTTTCAGCCGTTTCGACGTGCAGGAAGTGGCTTATGACCCGTGGCAAGCCACGCAACTGGCCTCCCGGATGACCGAAGCCGGCGCGATCATGGTCGAGTACCGCAACACGGTGCAGAACTTCAGCCAGCCCATGAAGGAATTCGACGCCCTGGTGCAGTCCGGGCGCTTCCACTATGACGGCGACCCGGTGTTCGAGTGGATGGTGAGCAACGTCGTGTGCCATGTCGATGCGAAAGAGAACATCTACCCGAGGAAAGAGACCAGCGCCAACAAGATCGACGGCGTGGTCGCGGCGATCATGGCGCTCGGTCGGGCGATCGCGGTGCCGGAGGTGCCGGCGTATACCGGCGACCTGCTCGTGGTTTGATGGTGGCGTGAACCGCCGCGGAATCGCGTGAGCCTTCGCGCGGTGGCGGGACGCGCAGCGCCGTGCTTGCCATGATCCCTGCAGACGACCTGCAGGAACTACAAGCATGGCGAATGGCCACGAGTCACGCGACGCCCGCATATCGCTGGCGGCGATTCTGCGCCGTTGGCTTGGCATCGAGCACCGTGCTGCCGGGTTCAGTTCCTCCGCGTACATCAACGAGATGCTGGGCGGGCAGCCGACGAAGGCTGGCGCGACCGTCGACCAGACCACTGCGCTGGCGGTGCCCACCGTCTATGCCTGCATCCGCGTTCTGGCGGAGGCCGTGGCCTCGC